CTTTTTTTTGGCAATAATTATAGTATAATTTAGTTATGAAAGAAGGTAAAAAATGGTATTTTCTAATAAAACATACGACAAATTGAAATGGGTTGCACTTGTTGGAACGAACGCATTTTCAGCTTTAATTATCACGCTCGGCAAAATCTGGGGATGGGATTATGCAGAAGCAATTGCAGGAACTATTTCGGCAATTGGAACGTGCATTGGAGCATGTCTACAGATCAGTTCGGCGAACTATAAAAAGGTGGAATAAATGACTCCTGAAGCAAGTGTAAGCATCGCATTACTTATTTCCTTGACATCACTTGCATGTACGTTAATCAACACCTTTGCAGGTGGCAAAAAGCGTCAGGAAGAACAGGCAGAGCGAGAAAAAAATCGACAGTTGGATGTCGAAAAAAGCTTTGTAAAAATCAATGTAAAACTTGACGACTTTTGTGACACAACAAAAAAGATGATGGCAGAAAATGGTGAAAAGACTGAACAACTAAAAAAAGTATCAGAACAGCTAGTTATTGTTTCAGAGCGTGTAAAAACGCTATTTAATTACAAGGATGATCATGAAGCAAGAATAAAGGAGTTGGAAAATGAACGGGCACAGAATCATTAGAGAGGAAAGAAAAAATGACATTAAACGGAATTGACATTTCAAATTGGCAAAAAGGGATTGATCTATCAAAAGTTCCATGTGACTTTGTAATTTGCAAAGCTACAGAAGGTACAGGATATGTGAATCCTGATTGCGACAGAGCTTATCAGCAAGCTAAAGCTAACGGAAAGCTATTAGGTGTATACCACTATGCAAATGGATGGAATGCAGTAGCAGAAGCAGATTATTTCTTGAATAACATTCAAGGATATATCGGCGAAGCTATTCTCTGCTTAGACTGGGAGCATCAGGACAACGCACTGTGTGGAACAGGCGGTCCAGCTAGAACATGGATCAGCAACTGGTGCAATCGAATTGTAGAAAAAACTGGGGTCAAACCTTTAATCTATACATCAGCAAGCTTGTACAAAGAAGTCTCTGGCATTGGAGACTATGGACTATGGATTGCACAGTATGCGAATAACAATCCGACAGGCTATCAGGAACATCCATGGAATGAGGGTTATTATACATGTGCTATCAGACAGTATTCTTCTTGTGGAAGATTGGCAGGATATGCAGGCAACCTTGATTTAGACATTGCCTATATGGATGCTACAGCATGGCATAAGTATGCGAATCCAAGCGGTGAAGCAAAACCAGTTGCGCCAAAACCTGTTAGAAAGAGTAACGAGCAGATTGCAGACGAAGTAATTGCAGGAGCTTGGGGAAACGGTGAAGATCGCAAGAACAGACTTACACAAGCAGGATATGACTACAATGTGATTCAGGACATTGTAAACAAGAAGGCTGCACCTGTCAGAAAGTCAAATGAACAGATTGCAAGCGAGGTTATTGCGGGAGCTTGGGGAGATGGTAACAGCCGTAAGAACAGATTGGAACAGGCAGGGTATGACTATAATACCATTCAGAATATCGTCAACCAGAAGCTAGGTGCATCTCAGGCAGTATATTACACTGTGCAGAGCGGAGATACATTGTCAGGCATTGCATCCAGATATGGCACAACTTGGCAGAAGCTACAGGCTATGAATGGTATCAGCAATCCGAACGTCATTTACGCAGGGCAAAAGCTGAGAGTTAAGTAATGGCACAAGGGTACTATGCTTGTAGTAAGTGCGGGAAGATACATCCGAAAGGTTATGTATGCCATGTAGAAAAGAAGAAGTACAAGTACAGCTACAAAGAATCAAAGCTAAGAAGCAAGAGTGCATGGACAGAGAAGAGCAAGCAGATACGAGAGGATGCAAACTATCTATGTGAAGTATGTAAAGACAAAGGCATATATAACTATAGAAATGTAGAGGTGCATCACATAGAGAAGCTGAAGGATAAGCCAGAGCTATGGTTGGATGATGATAACCTTATATGCTTATGCAAAGACTGTCACAGGTTAGCTGATGCAGGAATGATTGATAACGAGTATCTAAAGAAGCTAGCTAGGCAGAGAATCGAGAAGCTGAAGTAATCCCCCCATGGTAACGGGCATTGTCTGGTGTGACACCAAGATGAAACGTCTATATAACTAATCACAAAAATTATAAAATACTAAGATTTTTTGGATAAACGGCCAAATTCACGCTATAATGTGAGTATAAGCCGTTTTTCGCTTTAAAAAGAAGCTAAAATCATGCGAAAATGTTCCACGTGGAACATGAGCGGGCGATATAAGAAAGGTAGTAAATGAAAATGGAAAATGAGAATCTAAGTTTTAAAAAAATAGGTGCTTCAAGTGCTGCAAGTTGGGCTTGGGGAACATCTTTAATCATGGGACAACAAATAGCTCAAGAGAAAGGTATAATCGCATGGATTGTATGGGCTGTTTGTAATGCCTTAACACTTGCATTATTTGGATGGCTATATAACAATAAAAAAATTAGTCCAGAAACTTATAATAGAAAAGAAGTAAAAGTAATAGCATTAGTAATTCAATTATTCTGCTTATTAGTTCAGTTGAATTTTATAAATCAACAATTTCTAATTATTACAGGTAGTACAACTGCATCATATTTGATAACAATAGCATTAGGATTTTTCTTTACTCTAATTGTTTACAAAAAAGGACTACCAACATCAGTTAAAACAGATGTATATCAATGGATCATTGCTATTGTATCAATTATAGCAATTATAGCAGTTGGAATATTTACAAAAGCCCCATTACAAGTATTTGCACCAACTAGCATGAGTGGTGTGTTATGGGGAGTATGGTCTGGACTTATTTTATTCGCTGGGCCTATTGGAGATGTACAACATTGGCAAAGAGCAGAAGCAGATGAAAGTAAAAAAGGTTATTATTTAGGAGCATTTTTATTTGGGATTTATATGTTATTAATATTAGGAATGGCCTTCTTTAAATTTACACTACCAATGCATATTATTTTATTAGTAGCAGTTCTTGGAGTAACTACATCAACAATAGATAGTATTGCAGTAGCACTTCATGAAGTAGGAAATAAGAGAATAGGAACAGGACTTTCACTATTCTTATGTATTACATTTGGAGTATTTGTTAAAATGGGAATGCTTCAATTATGGAGTTCATTTGGAGTTATTAGATTTGCATTTGCAGTTGGTATTTTGTTATTACCATTAGCATTAAAGAAAAAAACAAATATAGTAATTCCAGTATCAGCAATAACATTTGGACTAATGGTATTATTTGCAACTTTAGGACAAATAACAATTAATTCAATTGTTGGAGTTATAAGTTTTATAATAGCAACATTAATACTTGGCTATATATCAGTAAAATCATTGAATGGGTGATACTATGCTGACTAAAAAACAAAATATAAAAGATAATAGTGAATGGTTAGAAGCATTTGATAAATGTACTACCATTTACAGCAAAGAAGATATTGATAAATTAACAGATGAAACAACATCATTTATTAGAGATATATCAAAAAAGTATAAAAATATTTGTAATGGTTGGGTAGCAGGTAAAGATAGTATTGTACTACAAGATATTATTAATAAATCTAAAATTGAATCAACACCTATATTCTGGTGTGGTATTAATGAATACCCAGAAATGAGAAAATGGATTAATGAAAACAAACCTAAAAATCTAATTGAAGAAGTTATTGATAAATATAGTCTGGAATATTTAGAAAAACATCCACAGTATTTATTTTGTAAATGTAATACTAGACAAAATTGGATGGCGGAAAAATGGAAAAGACAAAATAAAGATATTACTAAATATAATTTTGATTTATTTATCGCAGGAAGAAGAATTAAAGATGGAAACCAATGTGGAAATAAAGAAAATAATTATATTGTTAGTAAGAGCAATTATGATGTCTTTTCTCCTCTTGCTAATTGGAATGCAGAACAATTACTTGCTTATATAAAATATAACAATATAGAATTACCACCATTTTATAAATGGGATAGGGGTTTTTTAATGGGTTCAATAGCAATGGGAGAATGGACTGAAAGAGCCATAATGGATAAAACAGAAAATGAAGTATGGCAAGAATTATATGATATTGATAAAAGCATTGTAATAAATGCTAGTAGCAGATTAACAAGTGCTAGAGAATTTTTAGAAAGTAGGGGAAAATGAGATGAAATTAGAAGTAGTAAAAATAAATGATCTAAAACCATTGGAGAAGAATGTTAGAAAACATAATGATAAACAAATTGATGAATTAATTAAAAGTGTAGAACAGTTTGGACAGACAAGAGCAATGGTTATTGATGAAGATAATAATATCTTAATTGGTAATGGCTTATATTTTGCTTTAGTAAAAATGAATAAAGCAGATGTTCAATGTTATAGAAAAACAGGTCTATCAGAAGTTGAAAAGAAAAAATTAATTTTAAGTGATAATAAAATTTATAGCTTGGGTGCAGAAAATTACGATGAAATAAATAATTACATCCAAGAGATAACTGGAATGGGAGATTTTGAAATCGCTGGTTATGACAAGTATATTTTGGAGCAAATGACTGCAACAGATGAACAAGTTGAAGAAGCAATTAGTAATTATGGAGTTGTAACAGATACTAAATTTATTCAAGAAGAACCAAAGCAAGAAACAAATAATACTTATATTGAAAAAGAACCAGAAATTAAAAACGAGCCAGTAACAATGGTAACGGAAACAAAAGTCGGTACTGAAAAAAATGAGAAGAAATATATTATATGCCCTTCTTGTGGGGAGATGATTTATCTTGATTAAAAAACAATATTCAAATGTTGATGTTGTAACAATGGCAAAGACAAGAATAAAAAATATATTTAATACTGCTAGTAGAATTGAATTATCAGTAAGTGGTGGGAAAGATAGTATTTGTTTAAATGATCTGATTTTTAAATTATGCCAAAATGGTGAAATTGATAAATCAAAATTAACTGTTGATTTTATAGATGAAGAAGCAATTTATCCTTGTGTAGAAAAACAAGTAAAAAGCATTAGACTACAATGGTTGAGTATTGGAGTACCTTTTAATTGGTGGTGTATTCAGGTAAAACATTATAATTGCTTAAATCAATTAGCAAATGATGAAAGTTTTATTTGTTGGGATGAAACTAAAAAAGATGTATGGATAAGACAAAAACCAAAATTTGCAATTACAAATGATCCATTACTTAATGAAAGACATGATACCTATCAAAAATTTATGGATAAAAAAAATAAAAATTGTGTATCATTAATTGGTGTTAGAGCAAGTGAAAGTATTCAAAGATCAATGAATTTGGCAAGTAGAACATCACAAGAAAAAATGTTTCCTATCTATGATTGGACCGATAAAGATGTATGGATGTATATAAGAGATAATAACTTAGAATTTCCAGATGCCTATAAATTTATGTATCAAGTAGGAATTCCAATTAATAGATTAAGAATAAGTCAATTTTTTAGCATAGATACAATAAGAAGTCTTGTTAACATGTGTGAATTTTACCCTGGGCTATTTGATAAGATTTGTAAAAGAGAACCAAATGCTTATATGGCAATGCTTTATTATGATACTGAATTATTTAGAAGACAAAAGAAAAATAAACAAGCAAAGAAAGATGAAGAAGTTGATTATAAAGAAAAGTTCTTTGGAATGATGAAAGAAGAATGGAGATTTGATAATAAATCTATGCAGTATGTAAAAAAGCGTATTAATAGAATATTAATTAAATATGGACCATTTTTAAATCAAAAACATTACAAAGAGTTATGTAATATAGTAATTGGTGGAGATCCCAAAGGAAGATCAATAAGAGCTTTAGATTTAAAATTGTTTATGGATGTAGCGAAGGAGAGTAGCATATGAAAGAAAATGAAATAAAAAAATATGAAAATAAAAATATATTAGAACCTTTAGAAAATGTTAAATTTGTTGATAGAGATTTATTAAAGCCAAATAATTACAACCCAAATAAAGTATCAGAACAAAATCTTGAATTATTAGTTCAGTCTATATTAACAAATGGTTGGACTATGCCAATAGTTATAAGACCGGATTATACAATTATAGATGGTTTTCATAGATGGACTGTATCAGGTAGAGAACCATTAAAAACATTATTAAAAAATAAAGTTCCAGTTGTTATTGTGGACCATAAAGACCATGCAGAAGATATCTATGGTACTATCACACATAATAGAGCAAGAGGAACTCATTTATTAGAACCAATGAAAGCGATAGTAAAAGAATTATTGGATGAAGGAAAAACAACAAAAGAAATATGTAAGGAATTAGGAATGAAACCAGAAGAAGTATTTAGATTATCTGATTTAACAAGAGAAGATTTTTTAAAAATTATGATTAAGGACCAAAAGAGTTATAATAAATCATATCAAATAAAAAATCTTAAATAAAAAATTATAGGGGGTGATAATATGGCAAAAATGACTTTATCCGAACAAGCACAAGAGATTTTAAAAATTGCAGAAGAAAGTGGAGTACAAAGTAATTACTTTTTTATAACTACTTTCAAAAGATATCAAATGCAATTAGTTATGTTATATGAATTAGAAAAATCTATAAAAGATGATGGAATATTAGTTGAAAAAGAATATGTTAAAGGTAGAAAAAATCTATATTCTAGTCCAGCAGTAAAAGATTATAATGCAACGACAGATAGTGCAAATAGAACAGTTGCAACTCTTATGAAGATCATTAAAAATTATAATGTAAGTGATACAACCGAGGATGCAGACCCGCTTATGAAGATCATTAATGGTGGTGAAGATGATGGCGGTGACGAGCAGTAAGGCTTATGAATGTTGCAAAAAATCTATTAGAAAGAAAGTCACACCGAAGTACGTTAAGTTACAAATGAAAGCATGGATGCGGATTGCTGAAGGAAAAGACAAGAAATATTTCGTATCCGAAAAGAAAGTTCAACAGATTGAAAACATTCTGAAACTGCTTAACATGCCGAAAGGATTGAAAGCAGGACAGTCGATGTATAAGTGTGCCACTGGTTATCAGTGGCTATTTTATACATCCATGCTATGCACTGTATACCGTGACAAGCCAAACAAGCGCAGATACGAGACAGGGATTTTGGAAATTTGCAGAAAGAACTTCAAGACGTACACGGTCGCCACAATCTTCATCATCTTGTTTTTGACAGAACCAAGGTTCTCAAAGTTCTTTTCAGTTGCACCAGACGGTGCATTATCGAGAGAGATAAAAGAAGCAATCTCAGATACAATCAAAAGCAGTCCACTGTTATATGAGTACAAAGGAACGAAGCGTTTCAAGTTGTTAAGGGACTACATCAAGTTCAAGCCAAACGAAAACACGCTTATACCGCTTGCATACAGTAACAACCGTATGGACGGACGTATGCCGAACGCATTTATCGCAGATGAGGTTGGAGCATTGCCGAACGGCTATCCTGTTGAAGCTATGCGTTCTGGACAGCTTAACGTTGTCAACAAACTAGGGTTCGTTATCAGTACAAAATATCCGACAATCGACAATCCGTTCGAGGATGAGGTCGCATATGCCAAAAAGGTTCTTGATGGCATCGAGAAAGACGAAACAATATTTGCACTGCTGTATGAGCCTGACAAAACGTCTGATTGGGAAACTGACGACATGGTTTTAAAGCAGGCGAATCCTGCGGCATTGGAAATCCCTGAAATTTGGGATGATCTTGTAAAGAAAAGAGCCAGAGCCATCGCTATTGAAAACGAGCGAGAGAACTTTGTTACAAAGCACTGCAATATCATTTATCAAGGACAAGGAACTGAAACATTTATTGATGTTAAAGATGTTCAAGCATGCAAGGTTGCGAATATTGATTGGAACGGCAGAGTCGTATATTTAGGTGTTGACCTTTCAGAATCGAACGATAATACATCTGTTGCCATGGTTTCTGTCGATGATGATGATAACATTCTTGCAGAAAGTTTTGCGTTCATTCCAGCAGACAGGATCACGGAGAAAACAGTCTCAGAGCGTGTGAACTATCAAGAACTATTAAAGAGTGGGAAGGTATTTGCATGCGGTGACAGAGTTATCTCGTATGCATTTGTTGAGCAATTAATCTTGAGTGTTGAAAGCCGTTATAACGTGCAAATTCAGGCGATTGGATATGATAGATGGAATGCATTAAGTACAGCGCAGAAATTGGCTAATGAAGGCTATAACACGGTTCAAATAAAGCAGTATTCAAGCGTGTTACATTCTCCGACAAAGAGGATGAAAGAAGCAATACTTAAGCAGAAATTCAAATACACAGAAAACAAACTTCTTGAAATCAACTTTCAGAATGCGAAATGTGCATATGACACCAACAAAAACATGTACGTGAGCAAGAAAAAGAGCAACGGCAAGGTTGATATGGTGGTATCACTTATCAATGCAATTTACCTTCTTGAGCAGGATTATTTCTTAAATGAAGGTGACTTCACGTTCCAGATGATTTAATTGATAGAAACGTGAATTTATGCTAAGATATTTGCGTAAAAATGTTTCAAATAGAAAATACTAATAAAGGGTGGTAACGAGCGTGGCACTATTCAAAAAAATATTCAAGAATAAAGTAAATCTTAATGATCAAAGTGTTCAGCTTGATGATGTGCTGTTATCGGCATTGCTCAATAATGAGACAATCACGAGGGAAAAGGCACTCACGCTTCCTGCCGTATCAGGTGCTGTTGATTTTATCAGTGGTTCGATTGCGGCAATGCCTGTTAAACTTTACAAGTACAAGAAAGGCAAAGTTGAGGAAGTGCAGAATGACAGCCGTGTACGAATGTTGAACGGCGACACAGGAAACACGCTTGACGGGTTTCAGACAAAAAAGGCCATGGTCGAGGATTATTTACTCGGCAAGGGTGGATATTGTTACATCCAGATAGACAGACAGAACAACGTAACAGCACTGAAATATATTCCAGATATAAATGTCACTGTGTGGTCAAATTCCGACCCGATGAATCGCTTCGTACAGTTCTATGTTGGTACAGATAAAATCTATCCGTGGAACATGGTGAAGCTGTTGAGAAATACCAAAGACGGAGCAAGCGGAAAGGGATTGACGGAAGAAATTTCAAAAGCACTTGAAACGGCATACAGTACGTTGGTGTATCAGCTTGGACTGGTTCAAACAGGTGGTAACAAAAAAGGATTCTTACAGGCCGAAAGACGTTTAGGACAGGAAGAAATCAACAAGCTGAAAGAAGCATGGAAAAGGTTATATGCCAACAACACCGAGTCCGTCATGGTCTTGAATAACGGCATCAAGTTTCAGGAGTCGTCAAACAGTTCTGTTGAAATGCAGTTGAATGAGTCGAAGAAAACATTACAGGATGAAATCAATGGAGTTTTCCACATTCATAGTGACTTCAATCTGACATTTAAGGAAGCGATATATCCGATTATTAAAGCATTTGAGACAGCACTAAACAGCACGTTGCTGTTAGAAAAAGAAAAGAAAAACTTCTTCTTTGAATTTGACACGAAAGAAATTGTGAAAGCAAACATCAAAGAGAGATTCGATGCTTACAAGGTTGCAAAAGATACAGGACTTATGACTATCAATGAGTTGCGTCGAATGGAAAATCTCAATTACATTGAGGGCATGGACGTTATCAATGTTGGGCTTGGCGCAGTATTGTATGACACCAACACTGGAACGTATTACACTCCAAACACTGGACAAGTGACAGGTGGAGATGAAGAAAAAACAGATGATGAAGTGGAAGAGAAGGGGGCAGATGATGAACTACAAGTACCTAAAAAATCTGACGAAAACAAGTGCTGATTTTTATGTATATGGAGATATCGTAGATGAGAAGGACTTATGGACTGATGAATCAGCAGTTGACACAAACGCATTTAAGGAAGAACTTGACAGTCTGACAGGAGTGACAGACTTTAATATCTACATCAATAGTGGTGGTGGCTCAGTGTTTGCAAGTTCCACAATGGTAAGCATGTTGAAGAGATTCAGACAGAACAACGGAGCGAAGATTCATTCATATATTGATGGATTGTGTGCAAGTGCCGCAACATATCTTGCCATGGTCGCAGATGATATTAATATTTACAAAAACTCGGTAATGATGATTCATAAGCCAATGACGTTTGCATACGGAAATGCGAACGAGCTACAGCATGACATTGACACACTCAATCTGATTGAAAGTGGAACGATATTGCCAATGTATGAAGCAAAGGCAAAAGAAGGAATCACGGCAGAAAAGATTGCAGAGCTAGTGGACAACGAAACGTGGTTCAGTGGTAATGCAGATGATGATATGTATATCGGAAACTATTTCAATGTCAATGAACTTGAAACAGTGAAGGATGTACAGGCATGTGCAACAGATTTATTCAGAAATTATAAGCATGTGCCAGATGCACTAAAAAGACCAAAACAGACTAAAAAGCCTGTCGAGGATCGTGTGCTTGATTATTCAGCATACGACAATATTATTAGTTCATTAAAGAAAGACGGAGGGGCAAAAGAATGAACGTAAAAGAACTCATCGAAAATCGAAACGCAAAAGTCACTCAGATGGAAGCATTGTTGACAACTGCAAAGGCAGAAAACAGATTACCATCTGAAGACGAAAAAAATAAGTTTGCAAACCTTGAAAAGGAAGTCAAGGACATTGATGCAACTATTGCTATGTATGACCAGATGGCAGACATGACAATGAAGGAAGTTCCTGCACCACATGTTGAAATGACAAACGCAGAAAGAGATCACAAAACATTCGAGAATGCAATTCGTGGAATTGTAAATACTGACACACCAACAATGCCAGCAGATGCAAAAACACTTATTCCGACAACTGTTTGGAATGAAATTATTTCTCAAGTAATTGAAATCTCACCTGTGTTCTCTATGGCAGACCGCTATAACATCACTGGCAATTTAGTATTACCAAAGTATGATGCGGAGAACAGTTCTATCGTGATGCAATATGCAGATGAAGGAACTACAGCAGAGTCTGGAAAGGTTGTTATCACTCAGATTACACTTGGCGGATTCCTTGCACGTTGTCGTGCAAAAATTTCAAAAAGCTTGATTAACAATTCCAATTTTGACATCGTTGGCTTTGTTGAAGCAAAAATGGCACAAGCAATCGCATTGTATTTTGAACATGAGATTTTGTTCGGTACAAGTGGAAAGGTTGAAGGTCTAACTGGAATTACATCAGATATGACTGTTACAACTGCCACATCCACAAAGATTACATCTGATGAGTTGATGGATTTACAAGACAAGGTAATTGACAATTATCAAGGTAATTCTATTTGGATTATGAACCGTGAAACTCGAAATGCAATCAGAAAGTTAAAGGATAATGAAGGCGATTATTTGTTGAACCGTGACTTTACAGCAAAGTGGGGATATACACTTCTAGGCAAGGACGTTTATTGCTCTGATGCTATGGACAAGATACTTGCAGGAAAAACAACCATTTATTACGGTGACTTATCTGGTTTAGCTGTGAAAGTTTCAGAAGAAGCTAACATGCAGGTATTACAAGAAAGATATGCCGAAGAACATTTACTTGGAATTTTAGCTTTCGTTGAATGGGATGCAAAGGTTGCAGACACTCAAAAACTTGCAAAACTTGTGATGGCAGCAGGAAAATAAAAAGGGGTGAAACTGTATGGAAGTAAGCAAAGTCAGTGATATTACAGTGAAATACGTCGCAGAATATTTGAGACTGGACGAAGTAGCAGAAAGCGAAAATGATACATTGACCATGCTTATTTCCATCGCTACTTCTTTTATCAAAAGCTATACAGGACTTGACGATGATGGCGTTGACAAATATCCTGAATTTGTGATTGTGGTGCTTATCTTGTGTCAGGACATGTGGGACAACCGCACAATGTATGTTGACAGCAAGGATTTGAACAATACTGTTCAGAGCATTCTTGCGATGCATAGCGTCAATCTATTGTGAGGTGTGAATCATGTTAAACGCAGGGAAGTATTCAAAACGTATCACAATTTACAAAACTGTGATTGTGACAGATGAGGATGGCTTTCAGACAGAACAAAAGCAGGTGATTCTTACACCGTATGCATACGTGAGGACGACAAAGGGATTCACGCTTATTGCGAACAATTCTGATTTTGAAAAAGCATACACCAACTTCACAATTCGGTATCCGAAAACAGAAATCACAAAGGATATGCTGATTGAGTTTCACGGCAAAACATATACAATTGAGTATCTGAACAACGTGGACGAGAATGGCGTAGAGCTTGAGATTCAGGCAAAGGAAGTGACTCACTGATGGCAAAATTCACGGCTGATATTGATGAAAGCGTATTGAAGGATATATCTTACATCGACAAGCAGTTCGACCATATCTTTGGTGGTATGACTAAAGCAGGTGCTGAGGTCGTTTACAAGAACGTCATTGCCAATCTTCCAGGGTCGCTGAGCAGTTCAGGTTTCGCAAAAAATGTGAAGCTGTCACGTGTATATAAAACGCCGTCAGATGATGGTATCAATACGAAAGTTATGATTACTGGATATTTCATCAATAAAGATGGAAGAAAGACTCCTGCGCCACTTGTTGCTAACATGTTCGAATATGGAAGCTCGAAAAAGAACTATCCAAAGCAACCGTTCTTCCGAAAGTCTTTCAAAAAGTCACAGATTATGAAAGCGATGGAAGAAGAGCAGAAGAAGTTGAGCGGGGGGCTTTTAGATGAATAACCTCATTGAAAAAACATTGAGTGGCTTCACGGTCAACGGCAAAGAAATACCTGTTAAGTTTTTGCGATACAATGGAAGCTCGGAAACATACATCACTTACATGATGACAGATGCGGACAGCGTGTTACATGGTGATGATGAGCTGCTGAACTACGTTGAATATTATGACTTTGATATTTACACAAAAAGCAATTACAAGCCGATTATCAAGGCGTTAAAGGGATTGCTGACGAGTGTTGGGTTCATGTGGGAACCTGACAGATCATCCGCAGACATGTATGAGGATGATACGAAGTATTATCATAAAACACTATGTTTTTCAATAGAAAGGAGCGAACATGGCTAAAATTGGTTTAAATAACTTCCGATACTCAAAACTTACAGAATCGGGAGATGGAAAAGCGACTTATGATGGCGCGAAAAAGCCAGCCAAGGCTATTTCTTGCAAAGTGGATATCAGTAACAATGATGCGTCTTTGTATGCAGATGATGCATTGGCTGAGAGTGATACATCATTTCAGAAAGGTTCTGTTACAGCAGAAATCGACAACGAAGATGTGCAGACAATGGCAGACCTTCTAGGACATACAGTTTCAAAAGAAGGTTCAGAGCTTGTCAGAAATGCAAATGATGTTGCGCCGTATGTAGGCTTTGGAAGAATCGTCACAAAGATGGTGAACGGTGCTTACAAGTACACAGTAGAGTTCTTGTGCAAGGTTAAATTCTCAGAACCGTCACAGGATGATGCTACAAAAGGCGATAGCGTATCATTCAGTACGACTGAGCTTGCAGGAACTGTTGCAACATTGGCAGATGGCACATGGTCAAAATCTAAAACGTTTGATACAAAGACTGAAGCTGTCACATATCTTGAAGGACTGATGGCAAAGACAGCCTAAAAGAATATTCAAGACAGGGTTAGTCCCTGTCTTATTTATTAGGAGGCAAACATGAAGGAAATCTCAAAAGAATTTGAATACAAAGGGAAGACATACAAGCTAGCTTTCAATCTTAACGTGATGGAAGTTATACAAGAAAAATACGGCACACTCGAAAACTGGGGAAAGCTCACAGACGGCACAGAAAACGATGGTGAGCCAAACGCAAAGGCTGTTATCTTTGGTATCACGGCAATGTTGAATGAAGGCATTGACATTGACAACGAGGAAAACGGCACAAAAGAAAAGTTGCTTACACGAAAACAGGTCGGAAGAATGATCACGGAAATTGGCTTGCAATCATCTGCACAGTTGATGAATGGCGTTGTCGTTGACAGCACACAGAGCACCGAAAAAAACGTATAATCCCCGATGAGGATGAACCAGAGCCGATAGACTTTACATGGTTCTACTTTATCGGGCGTAACAAACTCGGTTTTACATTTCATGAAGTTGGAAGATTGACACTGACAACTTTCAATATGTATTACAAGCATTACAAAGATGATTTTGATTTTGAACTGATGCTTGAAAAGACAGGAACAACTTATGCGAAGGCATATGAAAAGGCACAACATGAGGACGACTGGTTCTAGGAAGGGGGTTGCATATGGCGCTTGGTGGAACAATTAAGTTAAAAGGCGAAAGCGAATACAGGCGTGCATTGAGTCAGATTACGCAGAACTTGCGTGAGGTATCTTCTGAAATGAAGGTTGTCACGAGTACATACGACAAGAACGACACAAGCACCGAAGCATTGACAGCCAAGAGTGACGTGCTGAACAAGCGCCTTGAAGAGCAGAAATCGAAGCTGAAGTTAGTGTCTGACCAGTATAAACAGTATCAGGATGCTGTTAAACAGTCAGCAGATGAGCATGCGCAACTCGGTGAAAAGCTTGAAAGTGAAAAGGGAAAACTTGCAAGCATTGAAGCTCAGGTTGGAAAAAACAGCAAAGAATATGAAGAACAGAAAAGGGTTGTTGATGATCTTCAAAAGCAGTATGACGAAAGCACCGAAGCGCAGGACAAAAACAAGCAATCATTGTCAAAGCTTGCAGTGCAGATGAACAATGCTCAAGCGGATGTTAACAAGACAGCGAAAGAGATTGACAACCTTGGCAAAGAAATGAATGATGCCGATGATGCATCAAAAAAACTTGGCGATGGCTTCACGGTCATGAAGGGGGTTCTTGCCAACCTTACAACCGATGCTATACGAGCGGTTGGAAATGGGCTAAAGCAAATTGGTTCTGCACTTGTTGACGTAGGAAAACAGGCGTTTGCTTCATACACAAACTATGAGCAGCTTATTGGTGGAATCGAAACGATGTTCGGCAATTCAGCTGACACGATGAAGGCATACGCTTCTGAAGCTTACAAGACGGCTCAGATATCTGCCAACGACTACATGGAGACTGCAACGAGCTTTTCTGCAAGCTTAATATCCTCACTTGGTGGTGACACACAGCAGGCGGTGGAGTATGCCAACCGTGCAATCATTGATATGTCGGACAATGCAAACAAAATGGGAACATCTATGCAGGATATCCAGAACGCATATCAAGGATTTGCAAAGGGTAACTATACGATGCTTGACAACTTGAAACTTGGATATGGTGGTACTGCTGAGGAAATGAAGCGCCTTATCAAAGATGCATCACAAATGAAGGACGTACAGAGTGAGCTTGGCGTTACGGTAGATTCTAACTCAATGAGCTTTGCAAACTGTGTAAATGCGATTTCAGTAATGCAGAAGCACATGGGAATTGCGGGAACGTCTGCAAAGGAAGCATCCACCACAATCGAGGGTTCATCGAACATGATGAAGGCCAGCTGGCAGAACCTTCTGACTGGCATTGCAGACGATAACGCAGACTTTGGCGCACTGATAAACGATTTTGTAGAGAGCCTTACGGCTTTTGCAGGTAACATAATCCCAAGGGTACAGCAGATTATCAAGGGTGGTGCGGAAGTGGCGACAAGGCTTATCCAGACGGTCGTACCACAGCTTGTACAAATGATTCCGCCTATTCTAAGCGACACGTTACCAACGCTTATAACAGCAGTTACAAATGTGATTCAATCGGTTCTTGAAGCTATCCCACAGATGATGCCTGTTGTTGTTGATGGTATTATGCAGATTATACAGGCTATGATTACTCTGTTACCGGAGTTTATCAATGCGGGCTTACAGATGATTACGTCGCTCATTCAGGGAATCACAGAAGCATTGCCACAGTTGATCGCAATGTTGCCTACAATCATTCAGCAGACCGTTGATACATTACTTGCAAATCTTCCTGTTATTATCAATGCAGGTGTGCAGTTGTTAGTAGCTTTAATTAATGGCGTTACTGAAGCATTGCCACAGTTAATTGCTATGTTGCCTACGATTATTAACACGGTTTCAACAACATTACTTGCAAATCTTCCTGTTATTATCAATGCAGGTATTCAGATTCTTGTAGCGCTTATCAATGGAATAATGCAGTCTTTACCACAGTTGATTGCAGCTACGCCGAGAATAATAATATCAATTGTGCAGACATTGATTCAGAACTTGCCACAGATTCTATCTATGGGCGTACAGATTATTGGCTCACTCATTAGCGGTATTTCATCCATGATAGGAAATCTTGGCGGAGCTATTGGCAATGTTGTAAGTACTATTATTAATGGTATCAGTTCATTGCCTGGACAGTTATACAACTGGGGTGTCGATATGATTAGTGGCATTGCAAACGGCATCAGGAGTGCAATTCATAAAGTCACAAGTGCAGTCAGCGATGTCGCAGGAAAAATCAAGTCATTTCTTCATTTCTCAAGACCTGACGAAGGGCCTCTTGCTGAATACGAGAGCTGGATGCCTGACATGGTTGAAGGGTTGAGCGATAGCTTGAGAAAAGCAAGCCCAGAGCTGATAAATCAGACTGAAGCACTGGCAAATGGTATGTCTGATGCATTCAATGTGAACGGTGGTATTTCAACAGGCGGTGGAAGCTATAACAACATGGTTGATGCATTCAAGGAAGCTTTATCACAAGTTAAAATCGTGATGGATGATGAAGAAATGGGTCATTTCGTTGACAAAACGGTGACAAAACTGATTTATAACTAAGGCGGTAAAAATATGAGAAATTATGTTATTCAAAATGGGCTTGACAGCCGATATTTAAAAGGATTGCTGATACAGGAATTGCCACCGATTACAAAGCCATTGATGCGAACGAGCATTGAGCAGATAGATGGTCGTGATGGTGATGTTATCACAAGGCTAGGATATTCAGCCTATGATAAAAAAATGAAGATCGGGCTGTTTGGTGACTATGATATTGATGATATTATTACGTTTTTCAATTCGAGCGGAACAGTCACGTTTTCAAACGAGCAAGAAAGATATTACAAATATGACATTCTTGATGCTGTCGATTATGAGCGCCTTATGAGGTTCAGAACGGCTGAGATCACGTATCATGTGCAACCGTTCAAGTACAGCACACTTGAAAAAATGAAGGTATTTGACAATCCAACTGGAGCTATTACCGTGAGAAATAACGGCAATTATGTTTCCAAGCCAATTATTCATATCAAGGGTTCAGGAACAATCAATCTGTCGTTGAATGGTGTGCAGTTGTTTCGGATTGATATGAGTACATCAAATTCCATCACAATAGACACAGAAAGGCTCGAAGCGTATAATGATGATGTATTGATGAACAGATACGTTGTCGGAAATTACGACAAATTTATGCTGAAAGTCGGTCCTAATTCCGTGTCATGGGATGGACAGCTTACATATATTGCATTTGAAAATCTGTCGAGGTGGATATGATGGAAAAGACAAATCTTGAAATGATAAAAGGCGACACATTGTCATTTGCGGTTGAGATTGAGTTCGATGACAAACCGCAACAGCTTGAAAAAGCGCTCTTCACGTGCAAAAAGAATCTTGATGATGGCGATGTCGTATTTCAGAAAACACTTGAAGATGGAATCTCATTCAGGAAGCAGGAGCGCAACAAGATGTATTACGTGGTGCGAATTGTGCCTGAAGATACAAAGGACATTGAATCAGGACATTATTTTTACGACATGCAAATTGAAATAAATGGCGATGTGTTCACTATCCTGATAGGTGCGTTGAAAATACGAAATGGAATCACAGACTAGGGGGGGGTGCATAAAATGGGCGAATACTTTACAAAACCTGTATGTAAGGTTTTCATGCTGAAAGGTGAAAAAGGCCTGAATGGTAAAGATGGCCTGAACGGTGAAAAAGGGGAAGGCATTCCAACAGGTGGTACAACAGGACAGTTTTTGAAAAAGAAAAGCAACACCGATTATGAATACGAGTGGGCTGATATTATTCCAGTCTCATCTATTTCAAATAATGAAATTGATACTATCGTGAAAGAGTAGGTGATAACATGGAACACATTACAATGCCGAGAGGTGACTTGCGAAACATTCATTTTACCGTTCACGATGCAAACGATGCAGAGGTAAGCAAAGGATTTACTCAAATCACATTTACGGTAAAAGCAAATACATCATCGAGAAAGATTATCATTCAAAAAAAACTGACTGATGGAACGATAACTAAAGATGGAAATGTATATTCATTTTCGATTAAGCCAGAAGATACAGACTACATTGATTTTGGTACTTATTATTATGACATTGAGCTTATCAGAGGTGACCAGATACATCAGACGTTTATTGGTAAGCTGATTATCACGGAAGAAGTCACATTTGCATGTGATACCGAAAAAGGGGTGTAAAGCATGGATGATTATAAGATTATCATGCTTGCGGACGATGATCACTTAACCGTAAAATTGGATAGCGTTTCAGTTGTTGGTACAGACGATTATAATCAACTAACAAATATTCCTAAAATCAACAACGTTGAGGTAAAAGGAAACAAAGCACTTGCGGATTATGATATTGAGAGCGCAAGCGAAGCAGAAAAAAAGTTTGAAAATTTGAACAGCGAAATAAATACACATACAAGCAATGCGGATATACACGTATCACGTACAGACAGGCTTAAATGGAACAGCAGTACGACGTATACTGTTAACGAAGGAAATCTGATAATAGGAGGACAATAATGGCAGATATTTCAGAAATCACATTACCTAGTGGAGCAACTTACGACATCAAAGATGCAACAGCAAGACATGACATTAGCATTATAAAGGGCTCTGCAACAGGTGCTATGCATTACGCAGGAGTTACAACAACGGCACTTGCGAATGGCTCTAGCACATCACCAATCAAGATCAATAATGCAGATTATACGCCATCAAACGGTGACGTTGTAATTTACAATTCGCTTGAACTTGTGTGGTCTACATCAGATAGCAAGTGGCACGAGTTCGGTAGTACAGGCAGTCTTAAGGGACTGGCATTCAAGGATTCTGCGAGTGCATCATATACACCGAAAGGTTCAGTTTCAGCACCGACTGTTTCGGTTGCTGTAAATACAGCGAGTGTTACGCCTATGAATAGTGTAGGCACATTACCAAGTTTCACGGCATCGGTTTCAAATGAGGTTCTAACACTTGGATTTTCAGCAGGATCTTTGCCAACAAAAGGAACAGCGGTGACAGTTGCCACAAGCATTAAGTCCGCTAGTGCATCCGCACCAGCGTTTACAGGCACAAGCGAAACGATAACATCAAAATAAAAGGGGGTGCTTGAATGGCTGATGTATCAAGTATTAAACTCCCAAGTGGCACAACATACACGGTAAAGGATTCCGCAGCCAGAACCCATATAAGCAATAAAAGCAATCCACATGGAGTCACGAAATCACAAGTAGGTCTAGGAAGCGTTGCAAACTATGATCAGTCAAAGGCGATAAAAAGCATTACAAGATCAGGAACAACATTTACGGCAACGGCATTAGATGGAACAACATTTACGTTCACTCAGCAGGATAACAATACAACATATGGAGTTGCGACACAGAATACAAATGGATTGATGTCTTCAGCTGATAAAGCTAAATTAGATAGTCTGAGCGCAACAAGTGTCTCGGCAATTACCAATTCAGAAATCGACACAATTGTCGCTAGTTAAGGAGGAAAAATGGCTAAATATTTAGATCAAACAGGACTTAAATACTTCTGGGGAAAGATAAAAGCTAAAATGCCTGGACCGCTTCAGGCTTATCCAGTTGGAAGTATCTACATGAGCATTAGCTCTAGCTTTAACCCGAATACATCATTCGGTGGAACATGGTCAAAAATTGCGGAAGGACATTGCTTAATACAGGGCGGAGAAAAATACGTACTTGGAAGTACTGGCGGAGAATCAACACACAAACTAACCATCAGCGAGATGCCGCAACATCAACATAAATTTGTTCGTGATGACGGTCGAAAGGTATCTTCGTGGCCAACAAATGTGGCTGATGGGAACATATGGTATGTTCCTGTTGATGGTGATAATACGTATGGACATATGGAATACAGGACGACTTCTGAAGGCGGTCTACTCGCCCATAACAATATGCAACCATATCTAGCAGTTAACATTTGGAAGCGCACAGCATAAGGAGAAAGCAAAATGGAAGAAGAAAAAATTGAAGTAACAAAAAAGCTGGTCTTGAAAGATGGCACGCAATTAAAAATTAAAGAATTCAATGCTGAAGAAGGTAAAGTTTCAGTAACCATATTAGGTAGTGGATACCAGGAAGCTGTAGAAGCTTTAACAGAGGAACAGATCGCAGACATCCAAATTCTAAACGAACTTGGTGAGGTAGTTCTGACAGTGAAAGGATACAGCCTTTGCAACAGAATCTCTGTAAACACCAAGGAGAACACAGCTACAGTAACTTTCGAAGTTAAGGAAACAAGAGAAGCTGTTGTAGACGCAACAAAGGCAATTCAGATATTGCAGAACATATCTGAGCAGAACACTGCTGACATCACAGCAATCAATGAAGCTATCGCTTCACTTGCAGAAATCGTAGGGGGTGAATAGCCATGGTAAAGTGGTACGTAAGACAGATTCAGATGAACAGAATGACACTGGAAGAAGTGCCTAAGAGATGGCATGACGCTGTAGAAAAAGCGTTAGCCGAATTGTAGGATAAAAAGACAGGCGCAACGCGCGCCTTTTTTATTAAGTATGTGAGGGTTAAACATGATAAAATTATTTGGAACAACAGACACAGACTTTTCAAGCAACGGCGATGCAGTCATTCAGCCATTCAAAGCAAAAGTTCACAAGGAAGATAATGGCAAATTTTATTTGAATATTGAAGCAGACATTTCTTATGCTGACCTTTTGACAGCAAATAGGATTATCGTTGCAGATACGCCACAGGGTGCACAGGCTTTCCGCGTTAAGAACCCTGAAAAGACAAAACACAAGATCACATTAAAAGCTCAGCACATATCGTATGATGCTCAAAACTATGTGATTGCAGACAGTTACGTTGTGGATAAAAATTGCAACGATGCGATGGACCATCTGAACAGCGCCACAGACAATCCTAGCCCATTTCAGACGTATTCTGATATTGCAATTGTAGATTCATATAGGTGCGTGAGAACATCGCTGTATGACGCTTTTAGCACGGTTCTAGAGCGTTGGGGTGGTCACTTTGTACGTGACAATTACAGGTTCGGAATCATGAGTACTATCGGGCGCGATAATGGCGTGACTGTACGATACAAAAAGAATCTGAAGGAAATGACATGCACGGCAAACTGGGACAATGTTGTGACAAAACTTATGCCAGTTGGAAAAGATGGCCTGCTTCTTGATGAGGTCTATCTTTACAGCAAAACACAGTACGATATTCCATTCACAAAAGTTGTATCTTTCAATCAGAATGTTGACCAAGACCTATACAAGGATGCAGAAGGACATCTTGATGAGACAGCATATAACAATGCACTTATTGATGATTTGAGAAATCAGGGGCAGGCATATGTTGATGAAAACTGCGTGCCAAAAGTGAATTACACACTCAAGGCTAATATCGAAAAACTGACGGATATAGGTGATACAATCGAAGTCATTGACGAGCCAATGGGGGTGGATATTACAACGCATGTTATTTCGTATGATTATGATTGCATTTTAGGCAAGTATACGGAGCTTGAATTTGGAAATTTTCAACAAAAAGTTTCTGACTTGATGGGGATAGTAAGTTCAACAATTCAGCAAAGTGTTGAGAAGAACAACTCTGCTTTACAGGTTGTGTTTTCAGATGCAATTCAACATGCTCAGGAAACAATTCTAGGCATGCTTGGCAATTCGTATGTTGTGTATGAAGGCGACAAGATTCTTGTTGTTGATGCATTGCCAAAGGAAGAAGCTCACCACGTCATTATGATTAACAGCGGTGGTATTGCATTTTCAAACACTGGAATCAATGGAGATTTTGAAAGTGCATGGACGATTGACAATGTGCTGAACATGCAACATATTAACGTTATCAATTTAGTTGCGGACATGATTAAAGGTGGAACATTAAAGCTCGGCTCTAACCTTAACCAGAATGGACAGATTGAAGTCTATGATGAAGCAAACAATCTGATTGCAAAGCTGGACAAAAGCGGACTAATCATGTATGGACTTGATGGTTCATATCTTGTGGTAAATAATTATGTTGGCTTTGCAGGATATGACCGTACAGGAGCAAAAACATTCTGGGTTTCAGGTGACGAGTTCCATCAGAAAAAATCGGTAATTGAAGAAGAGATCACGTTGTGCAACAAAGCACGTTTTATTCCAATTACAGTAAAAGATGGCGATACTGTTACAAATGACGGCATCGGCATAGTGGGGGTGTGATATGGCTACATCAGGAACATTTAAAACATCAGCATATGATGGTGCATGCTTACAGTTCGACTGGTCATTAAAAAGCCAAAGCACCGTAAACAATCAGTCTGTCATTTCGTGGACGTTGAAGGGCGCTGGAATTAAGTCTGGCTATTGGTACATGGCAGGGCCTTTCAAGTGCATTATAAATGGGACTACAGTTTATCAGTCAAACACAAGAATTAAGTTGTACACTGGAACGGTTGTGGCATCTGGAGAGCTTGCAATCGGTCACGATACCAACGGTGCAAAGAGTTTCAGCGCATATGCAGAGTGTGCAATTTCTGTTACGAGCGTAAACTGTAAAGGTTCTGGAAGTTGGAGCCTTCCCGATATTGGCAGAGCATCACAGCCAAGTTTGAACACATGGCCGAACAATTCTCCAGACTTTAATATCGGCGATACTATTGTGGTGCATATGAACCGTAAGTCAACCGTGTTTACGCACACTGTTGTGTTGAAGTTGGGTTCATACAGTTATACAATCGGCACAGGTGTAACAGATAATATTACACTTGATACAGATAGGATTGCATCTAATCTTTATGCACAAATGCCAAACAGCAATGCCATGACCGGAGAGATCGCTGTAACAACGTATAGTGGCAGTGCAGTTATAGGAACATCAAGATGTACCATTATTGCACACGTTGTAAATTCTAGCCCTGTCTTTGATGTGGTGTATTCAGATACAAATTCGGCAACAGTTGCAATCACAGAAAACAATCAATATATCATTCGTAATAATTCTACGTTACAAATCAGCATAAGCAATGCAAAGGCGTTAAACAGTGCCACGCTGAAAACATTGACAGCGGTTGTAAATGGTAATGCTTATACGGGCACGTTAAACGGCTCTACAGGAGTTATAAATGTCGGCGTGGTAAATGTATCATACGACACTGAAGTGACCGTCAAAATCGTTGATTCAAGGGGAAATGTGAGCCAGAAAAATATCACAGTTCTTGTATATGATTGGAGCTTGCCGAGTGCCATAATAAAGTTGAATCGTAAAAGCAATTATTACTCAGAGTGCATTTTGAACGTTAATGCAAACTATGCGTCAATAGGCGAAAAAAATGAAGTAACGATTAAGTACCGCACGAAGAAGGTTGCAGACAGTACTTTCAGCACTTACACGACAATTCAGAATAACACCGATACAAGCTTTACGGCTGATAACAAGTACGAGTGGAACGTACAGGTTGAGGTTTCTGACAGGATAGGAAAGACAACCTACAATCTGATTCTTTCAAAGGGTATCCCGATTACGTACACGGACATCAAGAAATACAGCTTTGGTGTGAATTGTTTTCCGAAACACGATAACAGCCTTGAAGTCAATGGCGTTTGCATTAGTGGTCAGGTGCTTTACAACAGTGCAAGCGGTACGGCAGGAACTGTAACATTGTCAGACAGTGCGGAAAATTATACTTATCTTGAAATTTTCTACAGGTCGTCTGGTGATAATGCTTGTGGAAGTGTTAAGGTATTCAGTCCAAACGGAAAACTTGTGCATTTAGGAACGATTCATTATATTGCGGATTATGACTATGCAAAGTTTGCTCTTGTAAATGTTTCGGGTTCAATGATCACATTCAGTAAGAATTATCAGATCACTTTGAAAAGCAACGGCTCAGTATATTCAGCAGAAAATGCGATTTTTATAACTAGAGTAGTTGGATATTAAGCAAAATCATGATATACTAGGAACGTGGTGTTGTTCATGTTCACCACTTCCTTTCTCAGCTTGTCGGGGGTATTCGGCGGGCTGTTTTTTTTATGCATGAAATTCTATACTAACTTGTCATAGCCTACAGGTCATACCATGTTAGTACAGAAAAAAATCACCGTTTGCATTAGGTGATTGATTGGTGTATATTATAGGCGTAGGGTTTAGTTGACATTTAGGCATGAAATTCTCCTAGTAATCGGCAGGCAGAAATGTCTGCTTTTTACTTGAAGAAAACTTCTATCCCATCAGGGGAAACATGGACAGAATCAAGGATGTTGCGCCACAGTGTGCGCTTGTTCTCACGTGTTAGGTTGCCATATATTGAGAGCCAACCGCTGTTCAGAAATTGGTTAAGATGATCGGTGTTTTTAGGTTTGAAGGATTCAAGCCTTTTTATTTTATCTTCAGTTTCGGCGTACAGGCGTTCATAGGTGCTCACAGGCATGCGTTTCTTGATAAAGATATAATTCAGATTATCAAGTTCTTTCCTTAATTCTTTTAATTCCTTTTCAGTTGTGTTCTTTGTTTCCGATGTGATGCTTGATATTGTGGCTATATGATCTTTAAGCAGGTTATCAAGATTAGACAATAGATACTTTTCTGTTGCCAGCTCCGCATAGTGCTTTTTGTGGGTGCATGTATGCACTGAGTGGGCATTGTTACAACGATAATAGTAATATCTTTTGCCACCTTTTGGATGGCTCACTCCAACCAACTTAGAACGGCATTCTGGGCATCTTAACAGTCCAGTAAATAAATATACATGACGTTGTATTCCAGTGCGTATATTGGACTGTAATGCGGTCTGAACGGCATTGTATGTTTCTTTCGTGATATATGGTTCGGCATAATTGGAATTGCCACGGTATGAGCCTGCATAAAATTCATTCTTCAGAATGTGCATGTATGACATGTAAGGTCTAGACAGTCCGTATTTATTGTTTACGTATTCGACAGTGTGATGGACTGATTGATGCAGAAGAAATGAACCAAAAATGTCTTTCACTATTGGTGCTTTGGATTCATCAATTACAATGCGTTTATTGCCGTTTTCCGTGGTGATTTTGTAACCGAAAGGAACATTACCAGTGATAGGTTGTCCTTGTGCAATCTTGTATTCAAACACAGCTTTGATACGTTCAGAGCCTTTTTTTAATTCATGTTCTGCAAGATTGACTTTCAGGTTGAACATGAACAAGCCATTTGCCGTTGACGTATTGATATCGTCCTCACAAATGGAAATCATGGCAACATTATTTTGCTGAAGTAGTTCAAGCATTTTATTAGCTTCAAGGACGTTACGTGAAAGACGGTCAAGACGAGTAAAGGCGATTGCATCCAGATCACGAAGGTTTGACAGCATGGATTGAAGCTGCGGACGTTTCATGTTGCTTGCTGAGTATCCTTCGTCAATATAGATATGTTGCAGGGCATGACCATTATCGTTGCACCATTGCGTTATTTCTTCAGTCTGGGCCTGTATTGAGTATCCATATTTCTTTTGTTCATCAGTGGAAACACGAGCGTATCCTGCCACTCGCAGATTTTTTCTCATAAAAATACATCCGTTTGTTTGAAAATAAAAAAAGCAGTCCATACTAGCCGATGAGGGGCGGTGAAAATATGGACGCAGAAAAAATATATTCGTTGTTGTTTAATCTTTATGCCGAACAGGAAAATCTCAAAATCGAGTATGAGTTAGACAACTCTTTTTTTTCGACAGATGGTTTCAATCAGAAACATTTTTGCTGTCAAGGTACAGTTTCATTATCTTCAGATATAGCTCATCCTTCTCAGCTTCTGGAAGATCGTGAAACAGAGACTCGATGCGCAGTGTGAGGTCTGTCGCTTCATCATAGCTTGTTGTATCAATTCCAAAGTATGAAATGTCAATGCCGTAAACCTCACAAAAACGTTTCAGCGTTGAAAGAGTCAAAGAACGTTTCCCAGATTCGATATTTGAAATGGCAGGACGAGAAAGCCCGACCATTTCAGCAAGCTCAGACTGTTTGAGATCACGTGAGTTGCGCAGTTCTTTAAGTTTCCTTCCTATCGATTTATTGTTTATCATTATTTTTACACAACCTAAAAAAGTTTATATTTCGATGATAACACACCGTAACTATTTGAAACAATAATAAATAATCAAAAAAAGATGAAAAGTAGTTGCAATTTGATGATAATGGTTTATAATGTAGGCAAAGAAAGGGGGCACGAAATGAAAAGAGCAGAGCTGAAAGCGTTTCGAGTATCAAAGGGATTAACTCAGAAAGATGTAGCAGAAATGCTTGGAATATCGACTAGCCATTATGCTTGTATTGAGCAAGGAACGCACAATCCTTCTACAAAGCTTGTCAAAGTGTTCTGCAAGGTATTTGGTAAGGAAAATGCGAGTTTAATAATTGGGAGCTGAGAAGATGTTAGAAATCGTAGCAAGTATTATACAAAACGGAAACGCAGAAGAATTAAGAGCAATTATTGAACAGTATGAAATGGATGTTTCAAAAAGAAAGGAAAAAGGAAAAAATGAAAGGTTTTGAAAACATTAAAAAAGAAGTCGCAGTAGACTTGATTGAGCTGGTAAATCAGCTGAGAGGACTTGAAAAGTCCGCACAGGTAAATTATTCCGTGCAGAATCGAAAGACAGGCGAGTGGGTTAAGAAGGAATTTAATTATGTGCCATTAGACAACATTTTAAACAAAATAAAGGAAAATAAGCACTTTGCGCTATTACAGCCCATTGGGGTTGATGAGAATGGCATAAATGGTGTTCGATGTATTCTTGTTCACGAGAGTGGACATGTATTCGAGACAAACACCTACCCGTTTGCAGTTAAGGAAGGTGCGAAGCTTCAGGATGAGGGTGCAGAGATCACATACCGCAAGCGTTACTCATTAGGTGCATTCCTTGGCATGGCAACTGAAGAAGATACAGACGGAAATGATGATGAAGCAACGAACAGCACGGAACGCAAGGCGTCACCAAGACAGATTGAAGTATTGAGCAAGAATTACACTGGCGAGAATCTAGAAAAGCTGTTAAAGATGAACAAAATCGAAAAGCTGGAAGATATGCCAATGTCGAAAGCAAGCGAGTTGATTGGAAAGATTATGAAACAGAGAAAGGCGGACAATCATGAGTAGTTACGTGCAATTTGTAGTATGTCAGCACACTGACAGCCCAAAAAAATTCCTGTTCTATGCACCGCTTTATGCAAGCATCAAGAGTGGTGACGAAGTGTTAGTTGATACGAAGTTCGGAGAAAAAATGGTAACAGTGCTTGCAGTTTGCACTTCAACTAGTAATGATGTGGAGCAAGCATTGCGTGTTCTTGCAGGTGCAGGATGTGAGCCACTCAAACGAGTTATCGGCAAATATGATTTTACTAAATTTAACTACAGAGAGGATGAAACAAATGAATAACATTATCGAAAGAAAAGACTCAGACGTTGCATTGTCTGAAGAAGTATGCGAGAGAATCATCAACCTTGAGAAGCAGGCGAAAGAAATCAAGAAACAACAGGACAGCATGAAAGCTGAAATTCTTGAGGCTATGCAGAAGTACGGCGTATTAAAGTTAGACAACGAATTTCTTAAGATTGCACTTGTTCCAGAACATGATGCAGAAAGGTTTGACAGCAAAACATTTAAGGATGAGAATCCTGACGTGTATGACATGTACGTCAAAATTTCAAAAGTGAAACCATCCATCCGCATCACGGTTAAATAATGGAAACATTCAGCATTAAAGGCGGCACGCTTGAATTTTTTCCTGAAACACATACATATCTGTATGAGGGGCTTATGTTGCCAAGTGTCTCGCAGATTCTTGGTGCGAAGTTTAGAAATGAATATGCAAGCGTTCTTCCTGCCGTGTTGAATAATGCGGCCAAAAGAGGTACGGCAGTACATAAGGCAATCGAGAACTACAACAACTCAGGCTATGATGATGGAAGCGAAGCAGTGCGAAACTTTAAATTTTTGCAGAAGCAATACGGATTCGAGGTTCTGGACAGTGAACTTCCGATTGTGATTTTCAAGGATGATATGCCGGTAGCATGTGGACGGCTTGACATGACAATGCTGATGGATGGTGAAACTGGCATTGCGGACATTAAAACCGTCAGCGCATTAAACAAGGAAAAGATCGCATATCAGCTGAATTTGTACAGAATCGGACTGATGCAAAGCTATGGAGTTGATGCAAAATTTCTGAAGATCATACATATCAGGGATGGCATCAGAAAATTTATTGACAGTCCTGTGAACGAGGGCATGACATGGGAACTAATCGAAAAATTTTTGGAGGAAAACGAAAAATGAACAATGTTAGTTTGATTGGAAGACTTACGAAAGATGTTGAGGAACGGAGAACGCAGAACGGAACACCAGTTGTATCATTCACATTGGCAGTTGATCGCAGAAAAAAAGAAGACGGTGCAGACTTTATCAACTGCATTGCATGGGACAAGGCAGCTGAAACAATCGCACGATATGTTCATAAGGGCGACTTGTTTGGAGTGACTGGGCACATTCAAACAAGAAATTATGAGAAGGACGGCAGAATGGTTTATGTGACAGAAGTAATTACGACAAGCTTTCAGTTCTTGGAGCGTAAGCGTGAAATGGCTTCTTATGGCCCTAGCGTTCAAAATAATAGCAACTATGATTATGGTTGGGGAAATACAAGTAACGACATATCCGAGTCTGAATTGCCATTCTAGGCGGTAATAATGGCATGATAGGAAATGCAAAAGCTATCATCCAGTGGTTGTTCGACCAGCAGGACGCAGAAAAACTGTACGAGATAAAAGAGAAAAAATCGAAAAGATCACTCACAGCCAATGCGTACTACTGGTCTTTGCTCAACCAGTTGGCTAGCGTTATGAGGTTTAGCAGTGAAGAAGTACATTTCATGATGATTAAGCGATACAGCACGTGTGAGGTTGTGTCGGTAAGGTCAGACATAAAAGTTGATGGATATTTTCGGTATTATGAAGAAATCGGTAAAAGTGATCTTGACGGAAAAGAGTTTACACATTACAAGATTTACAAAGGAAGTTCGGATATGGATTCAAAAGAGTTTTCAATCCTTCTTGATGGATTGATTAGAGACTGTGAAGGACAGGGCATACCTGTACTTACGCCAGATGAGGTTGCGAAATTAAAGTACATAGAAATGAGGAAAAACAAATGAATATTTACATTGAAAAAGGCGCGTATGCGCCGAATAGAGCGCACAAAACTGATGCAGGATTAGATATAAGATCACGTGAGACAAGGCTTGTAAAAGCACACAGTAGTGCTTTATTTCATACTGGATTGCATGTTCAGTTGCTACATGGAACGGCAGGGTTGTTGGTTTCTAAAAGTGGTTTGAACGTCAATCACGGCATTACATCAACAGGATTGATTGATGAAGGATATACAGGCGAAATTCTGGTGAAACTGTATAACAATTCTGATGAAAACTATCTGGTGCATGCAGGAGATAAAATATCACAGTTGGTTGTAATTCCAGTGTTTTATGGTGGTATTCACATCGTGGATTCATTGGATGAAAATACCGAGCGTGGTGATAAAGGTTTCGGAAGCAGTGGAAAATGATAAAGAAAGAGTTCTGCATTATGCATGAAGGCATGTTCTTCACGAAGGAACACTGCTACAGATATTATTCAGAACGGGTATACGGAACAGTAAGGCATGAAATTTTTTTCGGCAATGCCAACAGGAAAAAGTCAATCAAGTATGGTCTTGTGGTGTTTATCAAACCAGAAGATCACAACATGTCTGAGTATGGCGTGCATAACATAAAGGGGCATGAATTTAATATGCATCTGAAAAAGCTTGGGCAAGAAAGAGCCATGGCTGAGTATGGATTGACTACAAGCGAGTTCATTGACATTTTCGGGAAAAACTATCTGTGATGTGACTTATTTGTACAGAAAGTATCACAATACAAAGACGGTTGCTGATGGCATAAAGTTTGATTCAAAGCTCGAAGCTGAACGGTATGTACAGCTGAAGATTCTGGAACGTGCAGGAGTTATTCGTGATTTGGAACTACAACCTGAGTATGAACTTATACCATCATTCAAGAAGAACGGCAAGACATGGCGTAAAACCGTGTATAAAGCCGATTTCAGGTACATTCTAGCAGATGGTGATAGAATCATTATTGAAGATGTAAAAGGCTCTACAGCGGTAATTACGGACGTATTTCGTTTAAAGCAAAAACTGTTTGAATACAAATATCCAGAGTACACAATCAGCATCGTTACGCGTAAAGACATCAAGAAGTTTCAAATAGAAACGAAAGTCGCCAAAATGTATTGACTTAATCACAATTTGATGATAATATTAAAGAGTAGTAATAAACTATAATGTTTGTTCGGTAGTTGCCCCTGCTGAACAGGGTAAAAACTGAATAGACACGAGAACTGTATGACTTTATAGGGGGCAAACTATAAAAGTTGTGCAGTTTTTTCGTTAGAAAGGCAATCACATGACAAATTGTGAAGAAGAAAAGAAAGGAAACAAAAACATGAATATTTTATCATTACTTGCCAGTGACAATTACATAGTCATAAACAGAGACTTGCTCAAAAAATATGGCATCAACGTAGCATTGATGCTGTGTGAACTTGCAAGCGAGTACAATTACTTTGATCAAAGCGGAAAGCTTGAGGATGGCATGTTTTATTCAACAATTGATAACATTAATGAAAGAACAGGGCTTAGCAAATATCAGCAGTCAGAAGCATTGAAAGTGCTTGATAAGAATGGAATTGTGAAATCTGTAGTGAAAGGAATACCTGCGAAAAGATTTTTCAAAATTGATGTTGAGGAATTGGAAAAGCAGATTGTTAATAATTCACCTTCTAGTTGTAAAGAAATTGGAAAACTGGATGGCGAGAAATTGGAAACAAAAAATAATAATAGAAAACTAATAAATAAAAGTAATAATCTAAAAGATAAAGAAAGTAAGAAAGAAGACACCAACAATACTCAGATTGAACATGTAGAAAAAACAACATGTAGAAAAAAGAAAAAGACTATATCTTATGATGAACAGATTGCGGAGTATACACAAAATGAAGATTTACAAAATGCATTGAAAGCATTCTTACAGATGAGATCATTCATTAAGAAGCCTATGACAGAGTATGCTCTTAAACTCATGTTAAAGAAACTTGATGATATGGGAAATACAGACGATGTAAAGATCGCTATTCTTAATCAGTCAATCACTAATAACTGGCAAGGTATCTTCCCATTGAAGGATGGAAATACAAAACATGATAAACAGCCAGAAAAGAAATACGATCAAAATGGTTATGGGTCTGAAGAAGAACTCATGGCTATGTTTTACGGAAAATAGTTTCAAATAGAAACAAATTACGTCAAAAAGTGTTGACTTTTTATGTTATAGTGTTATAATATAAGTGTAAAGAGAAAAGGAATTATAGAGGATTTAAATATGAACTTAGAAAAAATCGTAAAAAAAGCACAAGAAAATATGAATATCAAGGAAAAAATGCAATGGAACAGTCTTGATCATTTAAAAAGAAGCGCATATTTTGTTGATTGCGTAGAATATGAACTAAATAATGTAACTTTTGAATTAGAAATTGAAATGACTTATACATTGTTAGATAAGTTAGTAGAAATGTTCTTTCAAAAAGTATATTAAAATTATGAGGTGATATTTATGAATGAAGAGAACCCAACAGAAGAAGCAATCCAGAGGATGTTAGACAATTGCGATGAAAGTACTGAATATATCAAAGACAATATGATATACTGCCGAAAATGTAACGAGCCGAGAAGAAAATGGCTGTCGGCGGTCGGGATATATGTTCCTGTAATGTGTTCATGCTTGGTTGCTGAAAATGACAGGAAGGAAGAAGAGAAAAAGCAGCAGGACAGACTGGCACGAATTGAAGTATATAGGAACACAGGCTTTCCTGACAGAGAACTTCAGAAATGCCGATTTGATCACGATGATCAGAAATCAAAGAAAGCAAGCGACATGTGCATGAATTATGCCAGACGGTTTGACGAGTTCAAGAAAGCAGGAAAAGGGCTTATCTTATTCGGTGGAGTTGGAACAGGTAAGACTTTCCTTGCATCATGCATCGCAAATGAGTTGATTGACAATGGCGTGCCGTGTCTTGACACGAATTTTGCACGAATCATCAATACGTTACAGGGAATGTATGAAGGAAAACAGAAATATCTGGACAGCCTTAATGAGTTTGACCTTTTGGTGATTGATGATCTAGGGATTGAACGAAACACTGAATATGTAAATGAATTAGTGTACAATATCATTGATGCGAGATACAGAAGCGGAAAGCCGATGATCATTACAACGAATCTGAAATATTCAGACCTGTACCATACAGAAGACACAAGCAAAGCCCGAATATACAGTCGTATTATTGAGATGTGCCTTCCTGTATTGGTAAGCGGTGAAGACAGACGAAAGAACAAAGCGCAGGATTCAAGGCTCATGGATATTTTGAACGGTTAAATGTTTCAAAAAGAAACAAAAAGTATTGCAATTGTATATATATTATGATATTATAATGATGTAAAAGGAAATAAAAAAAAGGAAGGTAAACAACATGACAAACCAACAAATTATTTTCAATGAAGCAGTTGAACTTATGAAAAATGGAAAGATCGGAACAACAGGCAGACAGTTCGAGGTTGAGGATGAAAACGGCAACAAAACGATGCTCGATGAACCGGAAGATATTCATACATTCCAAGCATGGAAAAAGCTCGGCTATTGTGTAAAGAAAGGCGAGAAAGCTGTTGCACAGTTCCACATCTGGAAATGCGTATCAAAGGAAACTGAAAATAGCGAGGGGATGACCGAAGAACAAAAAAGGATGTTCATGAAAAAAGCAAGTTTCTTCAGCGCAAGCCAAGTGCAGGCAATGAATTAATGATATAAAGGCAAGCCCACCGCCTAAAGTGTGGGCACACAAAAAGGAAGGCAATAACATGGAAGAGAAACTAAATGGTACATATTATTTATTTGATTGCTTGGACGGTGTAATAGGTAACCGACTATTAACCCTTGAAGAGTTAAGACAAGCAATGACATGGGAAAATGTAACATACACGGAGAAAGATACAAAACGCATTGCAGCGGACTATGAAGCGACTTTATACCGGTACAAATACATAGACGGAGAAGTAAAAGAAAGCAAAATGCTTTACGATCCGTGGCAAATTTTTGGTTAAAAGAAAGAAGAGAAAAAAAGGAAGGTAAAAAAACATGGAAACAATTAATATCGGAACAATTAAAACGTGGAATATCGAAGCAATGACAGGATATAAGCCACGCACAACATTTTATGAGGATTTCAGCATTGCGGACCATTTTGGTACTTCGGCAGTCCGTGATACTTATTGCAGGGCATTCAATGGATGGCAGAACAACATTGAATACATGACAGAGCTTGTGATGGTCCTTAATTGGAAGATCGCAGAGCACTACAGAAAGAATGACAGACTTGCTGAAATGTATGACGAACTTTGGAACAAGGCTGACGAGTGGATGTATGAACATTTCGATGGTGAGGACTTACAATATTTTATGAGAACAACGGACTAGGGAAACCTAGTCTTTTTTTATCGAAAAAATTGTCAAAAAATGTCATGAAAACGTTTGACTTTTCTATATTGTAGTATTATAATATAGATGTAAAAAGAAAGAGAGATAAAAAACATGACAACAAAAGAAATCAAAGAATTAGCATTACAGATTTTAAATAGAAACGGTGAAACTGGTATTAAAAAGTCTGACTTTACAGTTAAACAGGCAAAGCAGTTGATCAAGGAATATAACTTAGGTTGGATGAAATAGAAAGGAAAAAAGAACATGACTGAAATCGTATGGCAAGAGATTAAGAAGAACGGAGAAATTATTACAAAACAGAGAACATTCAAGACAGAGAAAGCCGCAGAAAAGTTCATTGAAAAATTGTATGATAAGGATAACTTCTACAATATTTTAGCTACAAGATAATAGGAAGGACAAGAAAATGACAAACATGAACAACAGAGAATATTCAGCACTTATGAGTGCAGTAGATGAAATTATGGAAGGCAGAACAGTTAATATTTATGAAAATTCAAGCTTTGGTGCAGAAGTAATGACATTCGGTGTGAACTGGTCAGCTTGTGGAACACAGAACATCGAAGAGACAAAGAAATTTGCTGAGAAAATAAACAAGGCTTGTAAGATCGTGGAAAAGCTGAATGCGATGCAAATCACTGTAAACTATGGACATGAAGAAAAGACAGACAGATAACCATACACAGTATTGATCACAGAATAGGATGAAAAGTATGGTTACAGAGTAGGAAGTATATATTTTTTCAATCATGCTTGCTCTCTTACTTTCTGCTTTCTAGATTAAGGAGGAAAACATCATGGAATTAACATATTTTATTTGCGGAATGTTTGCAGGTGGTGGGATCACATTGATTGTATACAGTATTCTAGTTGCTAAAAGAGTCCAGGAAGAACAGGACAAAGCAACAAAATGTATATTCAAGTATGAAGAATACAGACGAAGAATCAGAACGCTTGAATATCAGAAAAGGGAACTAGAAAAGAAATTTGAGGAAAAAGAAAATGGCTAAACTAACGCAAGCGCAGAAAGATGCGTACATAAAAGAACTAGAGAATAAATTGGAAGAAGCAGACAAAATCCAAAACGACCAGTTGAATATCTTGAATATCAATCAAAATAAAAAGAAGCATAAGAAGATCACGCAGCGAACTGCCCAAGCATGGTTGCTAGTTGCGTTGGTTATCACACTATTATTATCAGCTATGAATATGTGCATTTTAAGCATGTACATGGATATGTTTGAACAGGCAGGAGAAAGATTCGAACAAATATTTAAAGAGGGGTATTAGGATATGTGGATTAGAAGTCAAGATAAAAAGAAATTAAAAGAAATTCATGAAATAACCATTTATCAAGCTAATCAAATATGGGGTGGTTGTTCATTTATTGGTGAATATTCAACCGAAGAAAAAGCTTTAAAAGTTTTAGACCAAATCCAAGATAATATGGAATCGTTTGAACACGAACCGACAATGGTATTTCAAATGCCACAAGATGAGGATGTTGAAGCATGACAGAAAAAGATTTAGATGAATTCGAAAAAGAATTCGGATTTAAATTATTGCCAACATCATTCAAAAAGCCTTTATCAGAAATCACAAAAGAGGAATACAGAGAACGTATTGAATACTTATACAACGCAATTATTAATGACGATTCAAATATAGATGAAACAATTAAAAATAGAATTGATGATTTGATTGAAAAATACAGAAAATGCATTAAGGATGATTTGCTAATAATCGAAATTAACAGAAGATATTTAGATGATAAGAGTGATGATCACAGTGAATCTTACAATGAAATGTGCTTACTAAATATTTTTGACAAAGAAAAAGAAATTGAATTGTTCAAAGAAGTTATTGAATCATTGGAATATGCAAAGACAGGAGAATTTAATGATTAATTTAAAGAACGGATACAGTATCGTATCAGACGGAAAAAGCTACACTTTAGTTCAAGATGCAATTCAAAAAAGCAAAGAAGGAGTTGAGACGGAGATTAAAAAGCAAATCTCCTTTCACTCAACTCTATCAAGTGCGTTACAAGGCTATTCTAATTGCGTGATGGCAGATTTAGTTAGTAACTTTGATATGGATTTAAAGGATGTTAAGAAAGCTATTGACGAATTAAAAAAGGAGCTAAAGGCATATGAAACAAGATGAAATGACAATTTGTGAATGTGTAGAATATTTGGATTCAATGGTTGGTGATGTCCAGTTTGGCGATGGTGCTAGATTTTGCGTTGAAAGTGAACAAATCGAATTTGTGGAGAATTGAGAATGAGTGGTGGAAGTTATAACTATATGTATAATCGCATTGAAGATGAATACGTCGGAAGAATGTATGATTCACAATTAAATGCAATGATGAAAGATTTAGTTGATTTGCTTCACGACTTAGAATGGTGGCAGTCTTGCGATTATAGTGAAGATACTTACAGAGAATCAGTAAATAAATTCAAAAAGAAGTGGTTCAGACAAACTAAGATTGATGTGCAAAAGCAAATTGAATCAAAGTTCGAACAAACAAAAGATGAGCTGTTAAAAGAGTTCGAGTATTTGAAGGATGAAAGAGAGGGAAACAATGGCTAAACTTGCAAAAATGAAGTACAGAACTGTCGGTGGTGACTTAAAGGTCAACACGTATACTACGACAATATCAAAAAAGATTGTGGCGGAATCTGGGATTGATCCCGAAAAAGAAATCACGGTGAAGGCAGAAAACGGTAAAATTATTATCGAGCAAAAAAGATAAAAGAAATTTTAGGAGACGAAATAAATGACAGCAAAGGAATTGATTGAATTATTGCAGAAATACGATGATGAAACGGAAGTTAAAATATGCGATTCAAGACTTCCTGTTTATGATCCGATAGAAATATGTGATTTTGCAGATGATGAAGATGGGGCACTTATAATCGAAGGAGAATAAATATGCACAATATGGATAATAAAGCATTAAAAATTGTAAAGGATTATGTTTTAGAACACTTAGACAAGACAGATACAGTTAAAGAAGAAGACACAAATCCATACATCGTATGGAAGTGTAAGACACTTCAAAACTGGAAGTATTTAATGAGTACGGATTTACACGATGGAATGTACTACGAAGTTACATATAACGGAGATAAACAGGAATGGTATCTTGATGCTTACAAGAAATTTGAAAACAGATGTATTCCTATGAATGATGTATATTGAAATTACGATTGAAAAAAGGGCATAAATGCCTTTTTTTTGGCAATAATTATAGTATAATTTAGTTATGAAAGAAGGTAAAAAATGGTATTTTCTAATAAAACATACGACAAATTG